AGCTTTGGGTGAGCGCTGAGCAATGCCGATTGTGAGTTGTCCGTTACCGGTACTTTTACCAAATAAATTCGTACCTGAGATCTTTTTTGTATTCTCTTTTTCGATCTTTGCTGGCCCGTTATTCGTTATCTGAGAGACAACCGGTCCGTCAGTAATCGTTTCGCCGGTAACACCTGGTGCACCTAACGTTTTGAATCCACCCTTCTCTTCGAGATCAGCACCTAATTCAATTGCCTCTGTAGCCATCTGATCTAGAATAGCCAAAGACTGAGTATCAACTAAGCCAGTTTGTCGAAGCTTATCAATCGCTTGCGCTGCGTTAATCTTTGCGAGTTCTTTATTAACCGTCATTATACTGTTTCCATATGATTAAAAATTGCTTCTGCTTCGGATATTCGTTTGGCTGATGAACCTTCGGCCGGTCTTTCAAATAATCTTTCGAATGCTAAGGTTGCACTCCTTACATCTTCTGCTGCTCTGAGTTCTTCGAGACCGAGATAACCATGCTTATAGAATTCATGCATAACGAACTGTAATTGACAATACATGCTGTTAACCGGTAAGTTATTATCTTTGGCAAAGTTATGGAGTTGAGCGAATCGACTTGGATTACCAGAACCAGGATTCCACTGACATATCCCGTACGAGCCTTCTGCATTGTTTGTTTCATTCGGGTTGATATCGCGTGTCGATAACTGTGACTCTATAACCATATTACCGACGATTCCTGCTGCCTGATGAGGTTCGAACGGAACGACGATAGCATCTGAGATAAAGAAGTTATAAGCTCTTTCTTTGTTATTCGATCCAATAAGGTTAGCATCATCGACGTCCTTAGCGATCAGCTTATTTCTGTTTTTCATACTTTCTGAAGAAGTTGATCTGTTTTGCTGCGGGAGGTAGTTTGATTCGGAACGGTCAAAATTGATAGACTCGTACTTCGGTATAGAACCAAGAACTAACGGTAATTGAGAGTTCTTTCCATCAAGAAAGATACCATATACCTGCGCAAGAGGCTTAATACCTGTGTTTGTACCAATCCCCGATGATCCTCCTTCTGTAATAGGAGCTACTACCTGCGCCCAAGGGAGGTCACCTAACGGTATATCGACAGTATCTGAGCTGTGGATGCCAAAGATTCTGACTTTGAGACGACCTATTTCGAGTGGATCGTTGATATCGATGACTGTACCAATGAACCAGCGCTGATGATCACCATAATATTCAATTTCTGTGGTTGGAATCATGTATTACTCCTGCGGAAGCTGATAGTTATCAGCCTGAGACTCAGCAGACACTGTCGTGACGTACTCATCAGAATTTAAATTTGCTACTTTTGCACAAAGTAGAGTGAGATCGTAGCGTTCTCCTACGAATGTGTGCTTCGCTGTAAAGATAATATAGTCTCCTGACTTCTTCGGATCTACTTTTTGAACAAGTTGATTCGCCGATATGTTCGAGAGAAAGACTAGCCGAATACTATTGCCTATCGTGTAATGTACAGGATCTTGGTCTCTTGCTGACATATACTCTCTTCCATCTACCTTGATTTCGATAGCAGACTTTGCGAGAAGATGTTTGAGTGCGGATGCCTGTAGTTTCTTACGATGACCACCTTCGTGCTCTTCTTCATCATAAGAGTTATAGTTACCTGTACCAATGGTATATGCACCTGACGAAGAGACTTTATATATCTCGCGAGACACATGACCTGCAAGTGGGACATCATCAAACATATAGTCGTCAGCTACATTCATCTGACTCTGATCTGAATTCTTTTCGGCAATTGTATCTCGTAGATCGTCTTGTATATTGAATCGAATCTTTGAGTCAAATGCGTGGAGCGAGTCATAGTAATGATGGTTCGCACCGATCAGGCCATTTCTGATGAGTCTTGTCATATTCTCGGCATTCTGATGACGGTAATCGTTAATAACCATGAATCTCTGTTCGGTAGGTGAGAGACCTGCACCATGTCCAAAGAAATATGGATTCTTCTTATTCATTGACTGTGCACTCAGAAGATCACCAAGATTTGCAAGAGAATAGAAATCTTCTGCAAATGTAGAATAAAGGAAATACGGATAACCTTCAGTATTTGTGGCTCTGTTCTTAATCCAAACCATTGCCTCGAGTGGTGTCATATTCGGTACAATGACATTCATATCACCTTGATAATCATTATCTCCTATCACATTGACCGCCTTCTTGAGATACTCGTCTGCTATTTTCTGTACAATCGATGATGGTTTACCACGATATGACTTATTCACATTATAGAGGTTTGACTTAAAGCCTGACTCTTCGGTAATATGGAATGTAATAATCTCGGCTGTTGGATTTATTTTTCGTGTTGTCACTGTGTCAATCACAAACATTTTCTGATATGCAGGACCATTCAACGATCTCTTAATCGATACCAATAGATTCTCTGCGCCTTGAAAGTCAGAGCGATCGTATATACGGGATGTATCATGTATAGCCACATTACCCGATAAGAGTGGCTTATCGATATGCTCAAAGATCTCGATAGCAGAAATGACTGATGTAAGGTCGACTGGTTCTAAAAATCGTGTAGAGTTAAGTTCTACTTTTTCTACGATATAGTCAGACGACGACATCTCATTCTGAAAGTTTTGTTCAGCCATTCTAGTTTCCTAAAGCTTTACGATATAAAGCCGCAACCTCTCGCACACTATCAGGTTTAATAATATTAATTGATTTTAAATCATCATTCTGTTGATGATAATAGTCTTCGATCGTTACCTCTAATTGCAATGCACCTGGTCCCACAGCTGGATCAATATCAACTCTTTCTGCATTTTGGACATAATGATGAGGTGATTTATATTCTAACATTGTAGCCACGTCAACAGCCTGAGTTTGTAATGCACTCACAGACTTTGATACAATTCTTTCGACACTACTAAATTGTGTAGTACCAATGACCTCAATGTGTATGGCTCCGACATCGAGACGACGACGTAATACTTTACCTCGTGCACCTGACGTTTGACCTACTACGATTTGACCAGGACTGAAATGACCTGTAAGATCGTCTTTTGTGACTGCCACAATATGTGGAAAGTCTCTCTTTAATTGTTTATCCATTTGACGGAATGTAAGTGGCCAACCTGATTCACGTAGCTTATCATTCATTAAGAAGAATGTCCAATGAAATGATGGTGTACCGTATAGTTTCATTGACACATTATCAGGTCTCTCGTTCTCTTGAATATAATACTGTAAGTAAAATGCCTTACTTCTTTTGATCTCATCGATTACTTCAACATAGAGAGATATGTCTTGAATGAGTTCAGATACAACAATACCGGTTCCTATATCTTCAGCTTCATTACCAAAGACATACTGAGTTCTTGGGAAATACTTAAAATAATCCATTAGTGTGGTCCTACGTTTGTTGCCTTTGATCCTTCTAAAATGTCTTGCTTAGTAAGAGCTCTGAATTCTGTAAAGGACAATGATAAATCAATTTCGGTTGGGTTTCCATCTGAATGGAATACCATACTTGCACCATTATATGTCGTACTTACATTACGTAGGTAACACATAAGAGGCTGAGGTAATTTTGTATTTAATTGATTATTGTACATATATTGTATTTTAAACATACTCGGAAACTTATAACCTACTGGAAACCCAGAAAATTGTATGGCTTCTGGATACATTTCTGATCTAAACTTCCTTACAATTTTTCTGATCTCTTCGGCTTCGCTGGCTGATGTAGCTACGAGTTTAAAGACAAATGTAAACTCTCGAATAGGTACACCTTGAAACATTGAGCGAGTATTTGGATTCAATATCTTCTGTAAGGCTACACGTGATGCATTCTGTATACCACCAGCAGGCAATTTGTTGAATGCTCGAGTAGCTGCCACTTGTGCAGCTTCTTGTGTTAATATATCGCCCTTTAATAGGCCAAATAAATCTGATACACCTTCCATCACACCCTTTGAGACTGAGCTCAGTATGCCTCCACCATTTCGTAGAGCTGCAAGTGTAGTTGCACCACCAGTCCCTAATTGTGCAGCATTATCATATGCAACCGTGTCTACAGATTGAACATTTGGTGGAAAATATAATGATATATGTTGATTCAATGCTTTTGGTGCTAAACTTAAATCTCTATTCGTTGCAGTATTTTTAGTCTCTGCTGACTCTCTTGCCTTTATTTCTGCTATTAAACCTGGATCAAAATTGCCGTAAGTAGCCTGATCATCATAACTATTACTAATTTTAATATTACCATCACCTGCTGATTTTGTATCTTGAATTGAACTCTTAGTTATTTTGCTTTCAACGTTAACAGACTTTGTTAGATATGGAGTATCAATAATATTTTTAGCAGCTTCGGCATCTATTTCATAAGGATCTATTTTATATAGAGAAAACTTAATTGCAGCCATATAGTAGTCTTGATTCTCATACGGATATTGTAATACCATACCTTCGGTTGTGTTTACAGCTTCTGCAGTCTGAGATGTAGCTTTACGGAAATTAACTAACGTAGATTCCATATTTGCTCGAGGCGGTGTGGGATTTGGCGTAGCATTTTTAGTCTTGTCAAAATGATCAGACATAGCTCTTCTATCGGACATAGCATTTCCTTATAAATAAAACATAATCCTTTACAATCTATTTATATAGTTTTATGGCATATTCTGGAAGATATAAACCTAACATAAAAAAGTATAGAGGCAATCCCGACACAGTAGTTTATAGATCTATGTGGGAAAAATATGCCTTTATGTGGTGTGATAAGAATGCAGATGTTAAATCATGGTCATCTGAAGAAACAGTGGTGCCTTACTATTATGACGTAGATAAAAAATACCATAGATACTTTGTAGATCTAAAAATTACATTTAAGAATGGAAAAACGGTATTAGTAGAGATTAAACCAGAAAAAGAAACTGCACCTCCGACAGGGTCTCGTAAAACAAAGCGATA